CTTCTCTTTCTCTCCTAGCGTTTGCAACATCGCTATTAGATGCGTTTGTGCTGGAGTCTTGAACTGTGTTAGGATTCCTTTCAACAGTATCAGAATGCCTTTCAAAAGTATCATTAAAATTAGAACGAGTGCTAGGGTCGTCAGGAACATTTGTAAAGCCACTACCAGGTTGATTGCTCTGAGTGTTTGTTACTCCACCATTATAATTTGGCTCGGTATAATTTCCATCTTGGTCAAAAGTTCCGCCTTGTTCGTAACCTGCTTGAGCTCTGGCTCCATCTTCATTTGCGTAAGCAGTGTATGGCTCTCCATTACTATCATACATAGTAACTCTATTGGGAGTCTCTTCGCTCCACTCGTCGCCATAAGCAGGTGTCCACGTATCATCATCGTTTAATCCTGGCCCTACAGGCCCATCAGCGTAATTACCATTTTCATCAAGGCCCGCTCCGTCATCTCCATAATTACCGGGATCCTCATCCTCACCTTGCCGATAGGTGCGCAGATAATAATCATCTAGACTTTCACCCGGCAGCATTCCATCTTCTATCATTTGTGATCCATCTTCTCCATCGGGGGTATAGTCTCTCATCGCCTGAGCCATTCCTTCCGCTTCTAATCGTGCCTCTCTTTCTTCAGGTGACTCAAAAGGATTGTAGGGAGTGCCATCTTCATTACGCGGGCCGCTTCCATCGTCTACTATATTACTGCCAAAATCATTCGCATCAAAATCCGATTCACCTTCTCGCCCGTCTTCAGGTGGATAATAATTGTTTTCCGCTGCTGCTTGCGCTGCTGCTTCTGCCGCCAGCATTGCATCTATATCAGATTGACTAGGCCCTTCGCCACCGTTATTCCAGTCCCCATTTGCGTTTTGAGCATCTGCTCCCGCTTGCGCGTCCGCCATGTATTCCGCTTCTAATCGTGCGTTTCTTTCCTCTTCTGACTCGAAGGGATTGTAATAACTACCATCTGGATTGCGTTGTCCAGTTTCTACTTCATTATTATAAATGTCTCCCCGAAGAGAGTCAACTTCTTCTTGTTCAGCATCAAGCGCAGCATGTTTTCGAGCGTATTTTTCATTTAAAGAATCATATGCAGCGTCATACCCTTCTTGATCTGTAACATTTTCTAAAAGTTCATCTAACTCATCGAAAAAATTCATACTCTGATCTCGGTCAAGCGCATCGCGTCTGTCTTGGATTGAATTTTCTCTTTGATTTAATTCTTCTAAAGCGGTAGGGTCGTAATCGCTAGGGTCGTTGTTTATGTCATTATCGCCAAGCCCATTTACTCGAGTTGGAAGCCCCTGTTCATTTACTGTCTCTGGAAATTGTTCGTCGTAGTAATTGTCAATTTCATTTACTAATTCTTCATATGTCTTAGGAACCGTAGATGTCCTGTCTAGATATTCTTGAAGCTGCTCTGGTGTTGCATTAAGGGCATCCTCTGCAAGTTGATTATAGGCAGCTTGTGTATAAAGTTCATCTAAAGCTGCTTGTTCTTCTGGAGTTGGGTTTTGTCTGTCTTCTGGCCCAAATACTCCAAACGGATTTGCCAGAAAATCGCCCACGATGGGAATAGGCGTAATAACATTGTCGTAAAGGTTTTCTACAAGTTTGATTGGGTTTGCAACTAAATCTAAAATGTTAGCTGCTCCCTCAACTGGATCCGGCACATCTCCTGAAAGAATTGTTAAGTCCTGAAGTGTAAGTTCCTGACCGTCTGGGATGCCGTCAATTAGTCCCAAAAACTGATCTTGAGATAGGTAATCTCTTACTTCTTGACCATCCTTAGGGCTTAGAGTGTCAGAAAGCTTTTTTATCATTGGGTAAAGAATAAATGCTACTGGTATTGCCATTCCCCCCACGCTAATAGCTCCCAAGCTGGAACTTTGGATTCCAAGCTTAATTGCGTTTTGAGCAATATCACCTCCAAGATATTTCTTGTATTGAAAGTTGATATCTTTTAAAGTTTTTACAGTCCCTGATCCAATGGCTTCAGCGAACCCTGCTATTGACTTTAAAACACCTGCGTCGGTTTCTGCGTATTGTGGGTCTAAGCCCTGGCTTTCATAATACTGATTTATTTGTTCTTCGCTTTGACCTAATTCATTTTTAAGATAATCACTTACTACATCTTGGTTAGCGGATGTAGATGTTAATGGCGAACCATACACGGCGGCATTATAGTGCATTGGGTCAGCAAACATCCTTTGCACAATGCCCATGTCTGAATTACTTGTAAGATCAATCTGATTTGCGCCTGGGCCAAAAGCAGTTACAACATTAGATCCTATTTGTGCTTGAGCTTCGGTCAAAGTCCCATTCATTTGTGCAGCAAAAAGGGCAAGCTTCACCCCTTGAGACATATATCCATTGCTTCCTTCAAGTTTATTTTGAAGTTCTTTTGGGACAAACGTCTCGTAAGTCCTGCTAATTAGATGCCCAACGTCAGGCAAATTCATAATTTCTGACCCAGCCCGACGCTCAAGCTCATTTAGGACAAAATCATTTGCAGCTAATCCTTCTAATCCTCCATCGGTAAGGATGTTGGTAATATTATTAAAAGCCGTATCCCTGTTGGTTGTAACGCCTGCTCTAGGAAAAAGCAAATCGTTAATTATTCCGCCAACGGAGTCAGATAATTCTAACCCTTCGGCAGTATTGCGGTAATTATGGAGGTCGTATCTTTCTGAGCTAGTCATAATGTTATGAAATTATGTAAGATTTCCGAGAAACAAAGTCATGATTTGTCCAGCGTTATTGTAAAACAAATTGACTTTGGGAGTGCCCGCTACATCAATGCCAATTGTAAACATTCCCTCGCCTAACGTTCCATTAGTTTCGCTTCCAGCGGGTGCGCCACCCCAGGGGGTAGGAACAGCGTAAGGATTTTGACGGGTAAATGAAACCATGCCATCATTTTGGGCTCTAACAGATCCAGTTCTATTCCCAAGACTATCCATAGATCCAAACTCAGACCCGCCAGTGCCATTGTTTTTTAAGTTTCTGCCTATTGCTATTGTATTATTTGCTAGAGCTTCAGCTTCGTGACCAATCGCCAGTGCGTATTCAGCCGTAGCAGTTGCATTGCTTCCTATTGCTATTGAACTTGTTCTAGTCGCATAAGCAAAGTTGCCAATACCTATTGAATTGGTTCCGGTTGCTCGAGCGATACTGCCTATTCCAATTGAGCGCAACGCTGTAGCTTGCGCTACAGGCCCTATAGCTACTGAGTTTTCCCCAGAAGCAATAACTGATTGACCCAAGCCAGTGCTATTTCCGCTAGAAGCTCTAACATTTCTTCCAATGGCGATAGCCCTTGTTCCCGAAGCCACACTAGCTGAATTGGAATTTCTATCGCTCTGGATATCCAGGGATTCATCTCCCCTCGTAGCTCCAGTTTTATTTCCCCCTACGTAAGCATCTGTCCCCACGAGCTCAAGTGCTCCTTGCATATTAACCGCAAGTTTTGGTTTAGTGATACCGCCATCTCGAACAATTACTGATCCTGCTCCATTAAGTTGCGTAGTAGAACCATCAACAACCGCAGATGTAAACGTGGCTTTACTTACCAAGTTGTTGAGATTTGTAGAAGTTACAGTGTCGTCATCAGCGTAAGGAGTTTGGATTGATAATATGTCTGACATTATATTGCTGTGTTTGTGGAGTTAAATGATATGCCTCCGGATGTTTTAATTGATTTTATTCTAGGTCTTCCAGAGAAATTGTTTAAAGTAAATTGAATTGCGTAAGCTCTACTATTACCTATTCTACCACGGATGGATACATCTTCGTTTTCAGGCAATGGGCCACTCTCTAATCTTGAAGCTAAATTTCCTAAATTTAAGTCGTAATCTATGTCTGTAGTTTTTGCTAAAATATTAAAATCAGATGTTTCGTCAGGAGAAGACTGGACTTGAATGTCAAACGTATTCCATTTTTTCCTATCGGTAGTTCCAATTGTAAAGTCTCGAGTTGTTAAACTAGCTTCAATGGGTTGTGTTGTAATTAAATTTGAACCAGAAGGGTTAGAAGAAATTCTATCAGTCGCGTCATTTCTGCTTTCCAACAAGTGAACTCCACCAAATGAGTTTACGCAATATACTCCCCTGTTATCTGCTTCTCCAGCAATAATTAATTTTTCATAATCAAAAGATGGAACCGAGTCAATAGACTCCCATTGTTTATTTATAAAATTGTAAATTAAAACTACATTGTTTTTTGTAGCTATAACTTCCTCGCCCGAGCTATCGACAGAATTTAAAGGAACTGCGATGTAATATTTGTTGTCAAAGTATACAGCCGAAGAATTTTGCCATAAATTTCTATTTATTGATCGAATCGTTTTATCTATCGCTTCACTTAAAGGAACTTCATTTCCCCGAAGGTTGTATAAATCTTGGAAAGAAGCTCCATATATTCCGCTATCAGATAAGAAAAACAGATTACTTCCTACTTGAACTATACTGTCTTTTGCTACGCAGCCTATTTCTCCAGTAACAAGACTCGTTACTGCCTGAGATATATTTATAGTGCTAGTAATCGTATGTATGCTATTTCGATTAAATATTAATAATTGATCGTCAGAAAAAGAATGAAGACCTACAATAAAATCAGCGGTTCCCGCAGTTAATTGTTTTGTGTTAGGAACATCGTCATAAGTGTTAATGTCTAGTCCGTTAGAAAAAATTACTTCATCTTTAGTTTTCCTGTCGGAGTAAGTATCTGGAGTGCTTCCTACCGTATATTCGTAGGGAACAACTAGCCTTCCACCGTGATAAGTCCCAAACGGGGGAGCGGGCATACGCACGTATCCTACGCCTTGAGATACTGGTTTTGTAAAATGAACTTGATTTAAAGCAGAATTATTCTTTTCTGCAAAAAAAGAAAATTGGTTAGCATTAACAACTATTGCAACAAAATACGTTTCACCCACAATCAATGTAGTTGATCCTGGATCTACAACGACTATTTCATCTCCAACCACAAGACCGTGAAGATCTGATGCAACTGAAACAACATTATTTGTTATTACTGTATTATTTGCATCATTTCCAAGCCTTTCGGGTTGCTCATAAGCTCCGCTTTTTACTTTTGTAAATCCAGAAAAGGCAGTTCCCGTTCCAGTCCCTGCTGCGGTTGCAACAAAAACTTCACCTACAGTTCCCGTAGTGGCTCCTACGGTTGTCCAAACCGTGTCTCCTATTGAATCAATTTTATAAGTTTTTCCAATATCAAACTTATCAACGGTAACAGAAGTAACGACTCCATCCCAAACTAAAGAGGTTTTTCCTCCTGTAAAAAGAATTACTTGCCTAAAAGCTTGAGTTAAAACAGATAATTCTCCTAAATTATAAGATGGAGGATAGGGAACTTTACTTGCTGTTCTTGTCTCTAAATTACTTGCGATTGCTTCGCTATTTTGAGCAGTAATAATATACTGGCTGGAAGTTTGGCTTGGGTCAGAATAAGCGCAGGATGCCCAAATTCTGGGCTGTGCATTATTATTTATAACTGGGCGAGTGCCAAGGTCATCTAATACAAAATTAAGGGTTAGCCCCTCAGTTCCAGAAACTAATTCACTTGTAATAACTTCAATGCCTTTTCTGACTTGCCATTCGCCATTTAGATCCATCCGACCGTTGCGAGAGTCCGCAAGAACGCCTGACTTCAACTGATCGGGTCGAAACCTATTGTTAAAGCCAAAGTATCCAGTGTCGAACTCGTCGACAATTTTAGAATCATTTGCTCCGTATCCAGAATAACGCGGCATATTTTTAAGTTACTATTTGCGCTTACGTGCTGCCCGTTTCATTGGACGTTTATTCATGGCTTTTTTAGCGGGGGGACGACCTACTTTACTTCCGTATGTTCCTTTTCCTTGTGGCATATCTATTTTTTCCTTAGTTGTTTTAGTTTAATGTTTTTTTGACAGTAGCATAAGTCTTTAAGCTCACACATTTGGATAGATTTTAATATGGCGTTTTTTGCTTTTCGCCCCTCCGTTTCGTTTAAAGCTTGTCCTAGAGGACATTTTTTCATTACTTAGATTTCTTTTTAGGAAAACCTTTTTTCATGTTACTGAATGCTTTTTTACTAACAGTAGATTTGCTTTTGGATCGGCTAGTTCCCGCTTTTTTGCGCTTGTTTATGTTTTCGTATAAGCTCATTTTAAAGTTTTACGTGACATTTTCTTTCCGCTACCAGGATTGCGAGGCATTGGTGCTTTAGGTTTTCCGCAACTAGAATTTTTCATATTATTTAATTTGAGATGAACCAAAGTAGAATCCTACAATGGCTAAGGCAGTCTGCCTAATTTCGGGTAAAATGACGAATCCCTGCACGGTATCCCATTGCAGGCTCTTGAATAGCCCTAGAAAGCCGTTTGTCTCTCTACCTATGGTAACCCCTACATTTGTCCATGCGAAGACGAATGGGGCTATTACAATGGCAAAGACGGTTGCTATTACTAAAAACCTGCGGACTAGGACTCCTCCATCACGTTTTGCAGCAGCATCAGCCGAGGCATCTGCCATCTGTTGAGACGTAATCATGCGCTCAAACTGACGAGCTTGATTGTCCATCTGTGTGCCAATAAGCTTCATTATGAAGCCACTGACACCTCCTCCGAGCATTGCTAGTAGTTCTGGGGTCATTATTTGTCTTTAAGTTCTTTAATTACTTTAATTGCAGATGCAGCCATGTAAATAAAGGTTGCAAGACCTACGCAAAAACCGAGGACTTCATTAATAGGAGAAAGCTCTATAGTGGCTATAAAACCACCAGTGCCAACAGTTGATCTGTATATAATGTCATTCATCAACAAATTATGCCTCCATTTGGAATGATTTCCAACCTGATCCTCCCAAAAATCCTTGGAACTTGTCTAAAGTAGTATTATAAACGACAGTTCCATTGCTCGGGCTGCTAGGTAAATCAGCAGTAGCATAATGACCAATTCTAACATAATTTTCAAAGAAAGCACCTCCTACAACTTTGAGTGCTGTATCTTGCACTCCACCCGTATTGCCGGCTACAATGTGTAATGTAGAATCTGCGGTATCTCGATTAATTCCAATCCTTGCACCAGTTGAACCGTCAATTTTCTTAATTACCATTAAGTTGGTTGGAGACTCATCATAATCCCTAAATCGGTGCTCCTTGGCATCATAATTTATTGGTTGAGCCGTGCCAGTTGTAGTTCCTAGACATTGAATTTCAGTTACGCCATAGAGTTCCACCCCGTTTGTATTTGCTTCACCAATTTTTACTTTACCATTTGTAGTAGTCTGCCCGGCAATTCGCATTGCTTGACCGCCCGATAAGACCAAATCGCCTGCGGTTGATCCATCGCCAGCGGTTGCACCTCCCCTTATATTAAGGTCTTGCCCTGTTACTGCGCCTCCACCTGCAGTCCCTGTCAAAAACCCTTCTATGCTACTGTTGTCTACATGAATCCCGTTGGTAAACCTAGTTTGACCATCGCTTATGTATGGTGGCCCAACAGTTCCAAATTGAATTGGATTAAGTCCGTTTGCTGTAAATGTTGGAGATGCGGTAGGCGCAGCACCTACATTTGTTAGTATTGCCGCATTATTTGCGGATCGCAGCATATTATCTACATCTGTTGAAACTGTTATATCTGACATAATTATTGTGGTCTAGTGTATGTGAAATTTTAAAAAATTAAGCAGGACAAACAAAGCCTTCGCATGGTCTAAGATATTTAAAATTTGCTCCTGGTTGCAGAAAGGTGAACCCGCTATTGTCGCTTCTTAAATAGTAATACGGCACTGGCGCAACTCCGCTCAACGTCTGCTCACCGCGTAATGAAAGTTTTAAACCTAGAAACATATTAGTTTAGAATCGGTGCAATGCAACTAAACCGCCGCTAATAGACACGCCTGTAAATTCTCCATACAAGACAGTGCCAGCGGTAAAAGAAGTTAACAAGAGTGCTGGGTTAGTAACTTTGCTAGTTGTAACTACATCCAAAGTAGAATCTTTAAGGAACTGTATTGCTCCAAAAGTTCCAGCAGGAGAGCTAGATGCAGAATTAATTATCGCAGAACCTGCGGAACTAAATTCTAACGTTTGATTTTTTGAACTATTCATTTTATTATCGGGATTGTCTGTTTACGTAAGTTGAAATTCTTTTTCCAACAATGTTAGTGTTAGATGTTATACTAGCTTTGCTAAGCTCAGTATCTAGGTATTGTGCGCCAATTTGTTCTTCTATAATAGCTTTTTCAGTTTGACCGTCCATGCGAAGAAAATCTGCATAAATAACGTGAGCCATAAAATAAAAAAATTCTAAAGGAATACGATTAGTTGCAACTAGCTCTGGAACTTCTTCTTTGTATGTAACAAATACAGAACTAGATGAACCGCTTCGCATATTTAACAACGATGCTCCATCCCCAGTTACATAAAACTCATATTCAATTGTAGAGTTTCGATCAAATGGTTTATCCCTATGGATGCGCAAAAATTCTCCAATGTCTTTTTTGCTTGTTTCTGTAAAAGGAATTACACCATTTGCGCTAACGGCACGAGCTTCACCAGCTACCAAATACCGGGGCCAGAAATCATACGCATCAAAAGCTTGCTTAAACCTTCGGTTTGCAAAATTTAATATGTAATTAGTTTCTTCAGAGGTAAATTCATTTACGCCAGCTAAAGACTTTATTAAATCAAATAATTCAGAATATGGTCTGGTCTGCATTATACTTTGTTAGGACTAAGATCGCTAAATGTCTTGTTGTAATACTTTAAAAATTCTTTAGAATGAACGTGCTCTTGCCCGTATTTTTTAATCATTCTGAAATAGTCCCTTGAAGGGATTGTTGCTACGCATTTACCAAGAACTGGGTGCGTTTTGCCTCGCTCTTGGGTCGCTTCTTTCCGAGCAATGTTTGACCGTTTGGATTCAAAGTGTTTCTCTTCTTTGAAATTCCGTTTAATTTCATCAACAAAAGCAGCATCAATTGCTTCTTGTGTGATTTCGCTAGGCTTGGTAATTATTTCCATAATAAAAAGGCGGGGGGCTTTCGCCCCCCGACCAGAATTATTTAAGCTTGTCCTTGGATAAGACCGTGAGCCTGTGGGTGATAAACACCGAGGGTCAAAGCACAATCCACGATACCACGCTCACCACCACCAAGATTTGGTAGACGAGAAGTTCCCATTGGGATCAGCTCGTGAACACCGTAGTATTCAGGGTTTACGAGGAAGCCAGCACCCTTATTTGTTGCAGTGCCAAAATTAGGCATACATACAGGGTTACCGTTAATGATTGACACGATACCGTGATCGCTTTGATAAAGCTCAACAGAGAGCTTAATCTGAGCAGATCCACCTTCGTAGTTTACATCACGGATGCTAGTTTCGCCAGCAGCTGTAGATAAGCGAGCAAAGTCACTTACGGTGCGGCGGAGACCAGTGTTGGCAACGAGGCTAAGATTGTTAACAGAACCATTTACTTCAAATACAGAAGTAATAAGGTCGTTAAACTGAGTTTCGTTGAACGCAACATTAGTATCTTCAGCTTGTGTGTAGATGCTAGTAGCAGGTGTCTCGAAGCCAGCGGGAACGCCAACAAGAGCATTAGGAGCACTGTCGATATAAGCGGCAAGACCGTTCATCTTATAAGGAGTTGCAGCTGCAGCTTGTTGCTTAACGTTAGCAGAACATAGAGTTTTTTCTACGTCACGCTTCAGTTCACGAATTGCTTTAGCTTCAGCTTGTGCAATCTTAGCAGGGCCTACAGAATCAACAGCTTCTTGAAGCTCAGATACCTTGTAGTCACGACGGAACTTCTGTGTGAAGTTACCCATGCGAGCACGACCAGCAAACTGGTCAGTAAAGGTAAGAACATCAGCACCCTCGTCAATACCATCTGTGTTTGGTAAGTCAAGGACATCTACTGTCCATTCTGTGTCAGTTGCGGATGCCTTCTTTTTAGAGGCAGAGGAAAGAATCGGAGTTTCTTCAGGTGCGAGGATAGTCAAGACATCAGTCAAGTCTTCGCGATTGGAAACTGCAGACCCCGGATTTGTTGTATCATATGTGTTTGAGAATGACATAATTTTATCGGTTTTGTAGTTGTAGGGTTCTTAATTTAATGAAGTCGCTGCTGTCTCCAGTGTTTTTGAATTGTGAGTGATAAGCTTTTGCTTTCTTTTTTGCACTAGGTCTTGCTGGCGTTGCAGCGGTTGACCCGGCTTTGGGTGGACTTAGCGAAGCTGTTTGTTTCGCTGGTTCACTGTTTGTAGGTAACACTTTTCGTCCATATAGACTGTTAGCGGCATGAGCCAATAAATATGGCAATTGCGCTCTCATGTCTGGACTAGCTGACTTAAATGACTTTGCCAAACGAGGATCTCGGATCATAGCATTATATTTTTTGCTTACATCGTTATTTTGATCTCTCATCCAGGGGAGTTCTTGAACTGCCCTTCGTGCATATCCATTTCTCATTTGAACGCCTTGAGCTTCATCCCTAAGAGCATTATACTGCATAGGGAGATGTTTTGCTTTAGACTTTCTTGCATTTTTTAATGCGTTTCTAACATCTTTTTTGGTATAATCTTTACCTTCGACGCTAGTAACAACATCAGCTGCCGAGTAATCATCTGAATCAAACAGGACTTCTTCAGCCCATTCAATTACTTCAGAAAGCTCTTTAGATTTTGCATTGAGTGCTTTTGGATCTTTTATGTCTTTATACGGATTTGCTTGTATATCTTCTTCAGAATATTGAACCGTCTTGCGAGTGGATAATTGTTTTTCTAATTTAAAAACTTTTTCCTCCGCAGCTTTGCGCTTGGCAGTAAGTTCGCCAAACCTAGCTACTGCTCGAGAGTTTATCTTTGTTGATAGATCCTTTAATTCCGATTCGGACAACTTGTCCAAGTCTGTTACCTGAGAAAGAACATCTGGTTGCTTCTGTGGCACTTCCTTAGCTGTTTGCTTAGGTTGAGCTTCAGAATTACCTTCTGTTTTTGTTTCACCCTCTAATCGTTTCTCAATAAAATCTTCTTGAGAAATATTAGATGATTCATTAACTGTAGTTGACGCTGTATTTTCAACGGAATCAGCGGTCTCCGTTTTGACTTCATTTTGCATATTGTTTCCACTCTTTTACGCTGAGCGATAGCGATATTTATATATTAACATACGTATCAACCCCCTAAACTTGGGCATTGATATTACGTATAGAATCTTTATAGTCACACATCTCTAAAAGCTGATCGTAGGACAAAACCCTACCAGATATTTGTTGCACTTTGTGTGGCTCTGCATCGTGAAGATCTGCAATCTGCTCGTCCTTCAGGACTTCTACAAATTGAAGGAATCTTACAAATGCACTATGGGTCTTGAGAGTGCTAATGTCGGTTTCTATATCAGTCATCTAATTCTTGAGCGTATTTTCTTAGGGCATCGACAACTCGATCCATGCGCTTCTTAATGCCGTCACTATCTTTGTAAGCGGGGACGTTGTTGGTAAATTCATCTGCCGCTGCTTCAAAATTACCTTCATTAATAAAATCTAAAGTATCTGGACTTCCTTGAATTAGACCTCGGTATGCTGAATTTACTAATTCCATTTTTAAATAAAATGGAAAAGAATCAAAATCTTTTATTTTGTCCCTAACCTTCCTATTAGCGTCACCAATGTCTATTTTAAGCAATTCAACAGCTTCTTCCTCAGTAATACCATCGTCATACGTTCCAGCTGCTTTTTCCTCTGCTGTAATTTTGTGACCATAGGCTACTATGGTTTCATCCTCGTCTATTACGTGAGGATACCATTTGTCATCTTCTTTTCCGGCTCCTATGCTATTTTCTAACTCTTTAAGGATTTCTATTTGAGAATTTTCTTCGTCTCCTGAATAATATTGACTAGACGACTCTTCTTCAGATTCTTCCTCGTCTTCAATAAAATCAGAATACATGATAATGTCTAAGCCTTCGTCTTCTTCATCCTCAATTTTCTCTACTTCTACTTCTCCTTGAGGCATATCAAGTGGCATACGCTCAAACATCGAGGCTTCTCGACTTTTGGCATATTGTTCCGTGCTCATTGATTTGGAAGGCACTGGGATGACTCCCTCGTCTTCGATCTCAGCCATTTCCATGATCTTATCAAGATCTTCTTGCGGAAAAAGTTTCATCAACTTTTCCATTTCTTCTGGTGTTATATCCATATTATTCAGCGTTAACAGGAGCAGTGCTAGTCCCGCCCATTTCAGCGGGTGCAGTCCCAAGTTTACCAATTTCAGCGTTTTCGGCTTGTTGCATTTGGAATTGATATTGTTGTGCATACTTCTCAAGCCTTGCCTTAAATGCTTCGTCTTCTTGCAATCTTTGCATAATATCAGGCTGCATAGTGTATTGCTGGATTATCTGCATTGAAATTTGAGCACCGTTAGGACGAGCGTTAAGCTCTATACCTGCGTATATCTTAGCTAGATCGTCTGTAACATTCTTTTGTGCGTCCTCAGCAGCGTCCTCAGCTGGATTAATAGCACCGTCGGCTAATACGGGATCAATAGATGCCGCAGCTAACTCTAGTAGCCTGTCGATGTTGATTCTTCCATTTCGATCAAGGCTTGTTAGATTAATCATTTGACCCAATCTCTTTTCTTGAGTCTCTGGATCTGAATTAAGAACGTCGTAAGTTACAAAAATATCAAAGTTTTCGTCGGGATCTCCTTTGTCTAGAGTCATTTCTTCCGAAACTCCTGTTACCCTAAAGAATATTGAGTCAGGGCCAAACCTCTGGAAACACCTGTAAGCCTGGCGCAAGACTTCTGCCGAGTGACTTAGGAACTTGTCTACTAAGAATTGTTTTCTTACTTGACCCATGTTTGACTCGTCTAATCCAATTAGTCGGTCTGCTTGCTCTTGAAGGGTTTGTTCAATTTCAACAGAGCCAACCGGAGCAGGAGGACTTGGAGCAAACTCAATATCCCCTTTCCTGCGGTAAGGAATGAATCGACCCGGACCATACTCGCGAGGTGCTTGACCTTTTGGGTGCATGAGTGGAGGTAGAGTTGCCCAACTGTTTCTGTCGATCCGAGAATCTCTTTCAATTTTAATTTGATCTTGGATGCCTCGAAGGAGGTAAGATACCGTAGGGGTATCATATAGACGTTTGCTATCTTCTGATAGGCGAGTGACAACAACTGGGTAATCTTCATATCCATTTAATAATTCAAATTTTGCATAAGGTTGAACACTTTCTCCGTTTATAGAGCTTAGATTTCTGTGAAAAATAGTTTCGTAAATTCCTTCAGATCCATCTTCTGGGTCAATTAGTCTTTGATAGCCATGAATGATTTCAATAAGCTCACTGGCAGTTTCTGTAGAGCTATTTATAGCTATATTAGAAGCTGGGGTGCTAGAGCTATCTTGTTCAATAGTATCCCCAGAAACACCCCGATAGTGGTCAACTACGTAATCTACAAAGTCCTCATCCCAACCGTCGGTAATTACTTTATTTTCTAATTCTTGTGCAGTGTAAAATGTCCTCCAGAAACAAAATGGCGCACGTTGCGGATCTGTTACGTAAGAAGGAAAAAAGAAATCTCCGTCGGGTGAAAGTGTTTTAATGTCAGGAGCATCTACTTGCTGACGAACGATAGGAAGTTCTGCTTCCCCATCTTTCATTAATTTTTTTATAGCAATTTTAGCTTTTTTGTCGGTAACTCCAGGAAATAAAGCTTTTAACAATTCTATTGTGCTTTCTTCTCCAAAACCCTGCGCCAGTGCTTCGGCTAAGTCAGGTGCTATTTCTGCTATTTGCGTAAGGTCAAGACGCTGTAAGAACTTTCTGTCCTCACGTTGCCATCCTACGTATGTAATTAGTATCCCTCGCTCTAACAAATAGTTAGCACCAAGCTCCATTTCCCTTTGGAAACGAGGGATATATCCAGACGAAACCATCCATTTAAGGAAGCTGGATACGACTTTAGCCTTAGCCAAGTCGTCTATCGCTACAG